TACTATCCTGATCCATGGCCATCAACATGCCATGCGCCTCATCCATTGCATCGATCTGATCCCCGGTTGGTCTAAGCCTGACCTCACCTTGCTGCGTCCATCCATAGCCATGCCAGTCCATTGGATAGTCTGGCCATGATGCTTGCTTTTGAACCCTGATAGCCTTGGGCAGTCGGCGCTCAGTCACAGCCATGTCCAGCATCATCGTGTGCAGCTCGTTAATGTCCATGACGGTTCCTTTCCAAGTGCCGCTCTGCCTCAATCACCCAATCCAAAACTTGCGTGTGATCCATCTTTGAGATTGCTTTGAGTGTGTCTGTGAATCTGTCGGCTGACATTGTTGGGCGCAGATGCCGCAACGCCCGGTCTTTGCGAAACAACAGCGGATCATTTTTTGCTTTGGAAACGGCTGTAACGTAGTTCTGGTTTGTCTTTTTGGTGATCGTCCTCAACATGTCGCGTATTTCGTATGATCTATCCTGTTGACATGGTTGATCTGATGAATTACTGCTTTCAGTATAATCGAGCGAAGCGAGTTGAGGCTTATCCTGTTTGGTTAAATCAATAAATTGGTTCGGCTGATCCTTAAAAGGCTTATCCATTAAAGGATTATCCTTAACAGGATTATCCTTAACAGGATTATCCTTATGCAAATTTACCAATTTAAAATTCTTAAAGCTCATTCCGATTCGCCTTCCAATGCCGCTGCTATAAAACAATAATTGGCGCCATCCACTGCGTGATCCTCATCAAACCCGGCGTTCCATCTCGCCAGCTTCATCTCGACAAGCATTCTGGCTGTCTGAGCTGGCGTGACCTCAACGCCAAGCACCAATGTCCATCTAATTGCTAGTTCCTTGTACAGCGGCTGATACGGCCCCAGCTTCTTGCCCCGGTCTTTCATTGTCTGTGCGGCTTCTATCGCTAGATCTTGTGGATCGCTCATCCGGTACACTCCCCATCGTCTGCCTGACAAAAGAAGCTCTTATCATCAAAAATCCAATCAGATTGACGGCAAATAAAATCACCTAAATCTTGATAACTCTGCCCATAAATAAACTGATTTCCGATCTGCTTTTCCATGTCGATCCACCATTGCATGCGCTCTGGGTGAGATCGAAACATAGCCGCCCGATTTGCTTCTGATTTCAAAAAACACCCATCACAATTACTTGTGGTTGTAATGTTCAAATCAAAATCGAAAGCTAACCTTTGCTTTCCCCAAAACTCTAAAATGTCAGGGTTGCGTATTTTGGTATCATTCAAAGGCCACCAGTATTTTATATATTGGACTGGGCTTTGTTTTATGCGCCTTGCTTCATCTGCGCGGATGCCCACCGCATTGTGCCAACTTTTCCAGCCAAGTGATTGCAAATACAAAACACTTGGACGAATTTTTAATTGCTGCGTGCAAAAACGGCGAATCTTGTCTGGCAATCTATTATAATGATTTATGATTGCAGCGAATGGCTCCCCATCCCTTGAGGCACTGTTGTGGTTCACAGTTTCAAAGCTGTGCTTGCCGTCTAAATTTCTATATTCCACCCACGTTATTGGAACGCGCCATCGTTCGGCACATTCTTGAACAAAATCGAGCGTTTCCGGCATTTCTCTGCCTGTGTTTGCAAAAACTACCTTTGCGCGCTCTGGCAGATCGCCATTGGCTTGCAATATCTGATGCAGCATATAGGCTGATGTTCTGCCGCCACTAAAGCTGATCTGTATGTTGCCGTTTGGTAACTGATAAGCGCTGGTCATGTAATATCCTCCAACATTTGTTGTTGCTGCATGTCAGCTCCCCGGTTCCCAAGATCACCCATGTTCCTTGGCTCATCTGATGTTCTTTGCTGCATACAACGCATTTCTCTGTCATGCCCTTTTGCGGTGAAAAATGCCTGACCTTGTTCTTTCTCTTCATTGATCCAAATCTCCATAACCTTGTCAGCCAACGCTGACCGCAAATAATCCCATGTCAGGATGCCGGGGCTTCCTTTGAGGTATTCCGGCAATGACTGGTGGGTTTCATCGAATGAAAGCTGGTTGTCTGTCGATAATCGCCGAACAGGGATGCTGTATGCCTCTGCAATGGCAAATGGCCCCAATCCTAGCGTCAAGAGCCTTAACAGCTCTGTGTCGGCTTCTATGAGCGCTTCATCAATCACGGTTGGGTATCCTTCCATCCCAAATCATGGCTTCCAGCTCTTCATCAGTCAGGTTCTCTGACCCGAATGACGGCTCCAGATCTTCTTTGTGAAGCAGCTCAGCCGGTCTAACTGGCGGCTTTGTGGTAACCTTTTGCCGGTACTCAGTCTTGACCTTCAGCGCTGGCAACGGCCCCTTCTTTAATGGCATGGGAATGAACAGCTCTTCACTTGTGGAAAATCGATAGCCGCAAGCAAGACAAGCCCTGCGCCGCCTGATCGTGTTGTCGTGGTGCAACCTACTGTCTTTGACAGTTGTGTCTTTGGAGCATTTGGTACACTTCAATTTCTTCATCCTCTGTCAGTTGTCTATGACCGCTGTAGTCACATTCCCAGCAACCAAGGGCCATGCATTCGGAACATTCCTTCATGTATTCCACGCCGATTTCGGGATACCTAAGCACCGGGATAACAATGTCCATGAGCTTATCCACCAGCGGCCTCGCAAATCTGCTTCACAAGATTGGCCTGACCTGTCTGGCGCAGCTTGATTAGCGGCGATAAGAACAGCTCCACCTCTTGCAGCCTCTTGGCCACAACAAGGTGCGAACCAGCCAAGCGCAGCTCTTCATGCATTGTCTTTTGATTGTCAGACACCTTGCCGCCTCGTGGCCGCTTCAGCTCAATGAAGATCGGCAAGCGCTTTACATTGTCGAGCCAACCGGCATCATCAATGAACAGTTCCAGATCAGGCCAGCCCCATTTGGTGCCAAGCTTCTTCAAGCGCCGCTTGTAGCTGATATGCCGGGTGCCTTCATTGGGGCTGTGGTGCAAGACGGCATTGACCGGCAGTGAGGCGTCAAGCCACTGCACGACATAGTCCTGAAGCTGATCCTCAGTCATTAAATACAACGCCATAAAAGCTGGTTGGCTGGACGGCACCATCCGTGACATTTACGATTCGCATCATAAATTTGCGGTTCGGGATCTTTGCATCCTTGTGGCTTGATGGCAGACACCAGCGCCGTGCCACTGCCGCATGACTAGCGCCGGTAACCCGCGCTAACGCTGAGTAACTAAGCCCTTTGCTCTGCCGATATTGATCAAGTGTCATACCTGTCCTCGCTTTATATTTAATAGCATAAGTATCAGGCTTGACATGTGATGACAAGATAATTAGGTATAGACAATCAGGTTTGACACAAAGTGTTATGGGAGCTTACATTATGTACATGGGAAATAACTTAGATGAAATGATCAGCGTGGCCGGTATGTCAAAGAAGGCACTCGCTGAAGAAAAGGGCGTGACGCCAGAAACCGTGTCGCGCCACATCCACAGCAAAATTAGCATGACGCTTCAAGATGTCGAAGACTATGCGCGCATTCTAAAATGCCAGCCGTATGAGATTGCCTATACCAGCCCCCCGATACCAATTCTAGGTGTCTGGCACACTGATCCTGATACACAGAACATGAAGCTCATCAATCGCTTTCAAAAAGACAAGACCTATTTTAAAAAAGGTATGGTACTGCACGGCAACTTTAGTGAAGGCTGGGCATGCATATACTGGAACCTAGACCAAAACACTCAATCGCCTTGGCGTCATTATCACGATAGCTTGACCATGATTAAGATAAGCTCTGTGGCTGACAATAAAATCGATCAAAACGCAATTATGAACAAATGTTACGTCATGACCAAGGCCGGGGTCATGTTCTCCGGTGTGTTATGGCCGCAACATCACAATGCTTTGTACACCCTCACAGATGTTGTTGGTGTGCCAGAAGAAAGCAGAATATTAACCGATCTTGATATCCGCTGGGCTGCGCCGGTTGCTTGGTTCCTTCACCAGCGCCGGTTAGAAAACATTGTCATGGTTGATTACGAATCACCATTTATCGCGCGTCATTATGAAAAGCTAGTCCAAAAACAAACGCCTGATCGTAAGGCTTTTTACGAAAAAATCTATCAGGTAAAAATGAATGAACCTGTTACTGATAGCAAAACAGATGGCCTTAAAATCGTAGATTAATGCGCTCCAAGCATAACGCTTGACACTGTATGTCATGACCTGATAGAACCGTTCCACACTTTGGGAGCGGTTCTTTGTCATTTAAAAACTTTTCTAAGCCACAGAAACAAGACTTTGTCAGGCAAGCAGCCCGGCACTCTTACTATCATCACAGCCAGCCAAACAAGCCTGACGGCTTTACGTTCTTTGACAAAGCTGTTGTCAGATCAGAACGCGAGAATGCCAAGGCAGTCTTAGCTGGTGAGGCAAAGGGCGATAAGGCTGAAGCACAAAAAATTATCGACATGCATGGCGTTTACGTTGACAGCCGGGGCAGAACGCAGTCAGGCGATAAGCCGCCATTGATCTCTGGCCGGGCTGTTGAGAACTATTGCACCGATGTAGCTGTCAACGATCTAAGCCCGACTGATGCCTTTAAAAACGCCATCAATGAGCTTCAAGGCTTTTCTGGCGCGTCATGGCGTGATGCCGACAAAGACAAGCGTGAGCTGGAACACAAGACCACAGTGCGTTATGGCGCTGATGGGTCTGTTCCTAAAAAAGATATCATACCAACACACCATGAATTTGAGCTGGTGTGCAGCAATGCACTTGACGGCTTGCGCGAGGCGTTTGCCGGCGCCAACCGCATTACCGGGCAGAAAGAGCTGACCGGCAAGTTTGACGATGTGCAGCTACCCTATAAAGGTTACGGCGATTTCCAAGAAGGCGGCGTGGAGCTGAAGACCAAATGGGATCGGGGCGCTGGCACAGACAAGCCATCAGCCGGGAGCCTTCCAAAAGAAATACCTTTCAACAATTTGATGCAGATCGCTGGGTACTGGCACATCACTGATATCTGGCCGCAAATCGTATATGCCAACAGGCTTGGCTATCGCGTCTTCAAGCCAACGCTTGATCAGCTTCATGCCGGGGTTGCCGCCATCAGGGAAGCTTGTGTGCGGCGTGAACGCCTACTCGCTGCCGCCAACACCACCGAAGAGCTGTTGAGGCTTTGTGACCCTCAGTGGGATCACATGTTTGTGTGGCGTGATCTGCCCCCGGAAATTTTAGACCGCGCTCAAAAGATTTGGAGATCGTAATGCTTAAAATTTTTACACGCAAAAGACTAACCGAATCAGAAATCGAACTACGCCGCATCCGGCACATTCTAGAGCAAATGCAGAACGATGCTATCGCGCGTGGTGTGTTGCTCAACGCTATCAACGCAACCCTAAAAGAAAGTGATGATGATGATACAAGATCTGTTTGATATTGAGCCGCCGCATCAGGCTCACAGCCCCACCAGCGCAGCGTCAGCCGCCAAGATCAAGCCCAAGTTCGGCAAGAACATGGTCAAGGTGCTTGAGGCTTTGCAACGCCATGACAAGCGCGGCCTGACTGATGAAGAGGGTTGCGCTGCCACTAACATGACCGGCAACAGCTATCGCCCGGCGCGCGTCAAGCTGGAACAGCTCAATCTGATCTTCAAGACTGAGGCCACGCGGCAAACCAAGTCAGGCAGAACGGCTGCAATCTATCTTTTGACCATGCTTGGAATGATGGAGATGTCACGATGACGCAAATGCCAGAAGCCATAGCAACGGCACTGGTTGCATTCCAAGCCAAAAACAGCGCTATGACGCTGGACAAGCGGGGTAACCGCTCACAATACGCATCAATCGGTTCGATGATGACGCTGGTTAAAAAAGCAGCGGTTGATCACGGTCTTGGCATTTCATTCCCGGTACGCCGCACAGAAAACAATGAATATTTTATATCGCCGGTCATTGTGCATAGCAGCGGCGTGAGCTGGTCATCACCTGATCTGGCTTGGCCCCTCATTGTTGATGACATGACACATTGCCAGAAGCTTGGCAGCGCCATGAGCTATGGCCGTAGGTATTTGCTGCAAGGCATCCTTGGCCTTGCCGCCGGGATCGCTGAGCTTGATGACGATGATGATGACGATGGTGAAGCAAACTTTGATTGGAAAGGCTGGGCTGATCAATCGTTGGCAATAATCAAAACCGCCAACAAAGCGCAGCTTCATAAATGGGATACAGATAACACCGAAATTATCAAACAGGCAGAAACCGCAGCGCCTGATGTTTATAACACTGTGGGCATTGAATATCACAATAAATTGGAGAGCTTTAAATGAGTAACAAACCAACATTCACAAACAATAACACTCAGATGGAGTGTATCCGGGGTCAGGCCGGGGAACCCGCAAAGCTAAAGCTGGCTTGCTGGGTCAACCCGAAAAAGGCAGACAAGTTTGATTCAGATAAGCTTCAAGCTTGTGACCAGATCCGCGACTTGGTCATCAAGCATGACCTGACCTTCAATGTTAAATTCAAGCAGCGTGTCGATGATGATTACAACAACGACAAGGATCTGGGGTCTGTCAATATTTTTGCCAACAAGCCGTATGAAGAGCCGCAAGACAATGATGCTGCCCCGGCTGCACCATCAGGCGGTGGTTTTGGTGGGGGCTTTAGCAATGGATAGGAACCCCGGCCCNGCNNTGCTTGCTGTTCGCGATGCAGCCACTGCGCTGTTTGGNAGATGGACACCGGGTACGCGGGATGCAACCTATCGCCTGTTAAAGAAAGGCACATTGGCCAGCGTCCGGGATGGCCGCAAATGGTGGATACCCGCCGAAGAGATTGATCGCATTCGTAGCATGAAGGGAGCTGATGATGGGCAGGACATGGACAACGAAGCAGCGCGCTGAACAATCAAAAAAGATCAAAGCCGCGTGGGCTGCAAAAAGAAAAGCAGCCCGGCCATGGTGGCGTAGGCTGCTTGGATTGTAGAATCGGTAAGCAGTGAGAGCCGTTAGATCCGCTGCAATGAGGGCAGTTATTTTTAGAGACTCTTTAAACTGTGACCTCTAGGGGAAGCGTGTGTTGCTACATTTTAAGAACGCGCTTCCCCTCTCTTTTATATGCCCATGGCGGCGGCTGTCGCGCTGGTCACTTGCTTTTGCTTTTCAGCGTTCTTCACATAGTGACCATACTGCCGGTAAGTAAACGCGCTGTTAGCGTGGCCCATTAGTGCAGCCACCTCGCCCCAGTCCTCACCCAGCGAGCTGATCTG